AGCCTTTCTTCCTCTCACTCGACATAATCTGTATTTGCGTAATCTCTCATAATGTTCTTTTGTGGTAATCACATAACCATTATCTGTCGTAATCTCTGTATCACTACAGAAAAACGGTCTATGTGCTACATTGTCAATTAATTTCTTAACGTCGTTAATGTCCATCATGTTTGTGATCCTCCATGATAAAATTTTTTCCAAAAATCTCCATAAACTCTTCCCTGCTGCCGAATCGGTCCTCAAAAACTCTCTGTCCCTCTTCATGTAGCATGTCCATGACCTTTTGGTTTGAGTGTACTGCCTCCGGTCCTGTTCCTGCCAAGTGATGCACATTACAGAGATATACTTTTAACCCGTAGTGTCCTGAATGTGTCCGATTCGGACACCCTCCGAAAATGTGATGCTCCTGGAGTGCTGGATGTCGTCTGTAATCATTGTGCAACATCATACAAAGATAACAAGTGCCGCTTTCTCTGCTGTGCATGATGCTCGGTCTCTCTGGCTCTTTCTTCTTAGCTCGTTTTTTCTTTTTCTGTTTCGGAAATGACTGCATTCTTTCTCTCCTCCAGCTTTTTTCTGTAACTTTCGTGATAGTCTTTCAACCAACGTGTCTGTCTTCTCTGATTAACATTCACTTTTACTTCAATAGCGTCCATTATTGCTCCTTTCTCAGCTGAACGGCAGTTCTTCCTCTATTCCATCCGGAATGTTCATAAATCCATCTGCGCTGTCCGCAGGAGCCGACGGTGGTGTCTGTTTTGGTGGATAATAAGCCGCTCCATTGTCTCCAGATTTACTTTCAGCAAATTCCTGTTCCTCTACTACAATCTCCGTTGTATATACCTTCCGTCCTTCTCTGTTCGTGTAACTTCCTGTCTGTATACGCCCAGAGATTGTAATCTTCAATCCCTGTCTGAAATATTTCTCTGCAAACTCTGCTGCACGTCCGAAAACGACACATGAAATAAAATCTGCCGTTGCTTCCCCGTCTTTGTGAAATCTTCTGTCTACTGCAAGCGTGTATCCGGCTATTGCCAGCGGATTCTCTCCGGTTGTATATCTTACGTCGGGATCTCTGGTTAATCGTCCCATTAAAATTACTTTATTCATCACATTCTCCTCTTGAATCTATTTCTTGGAGGTCTTGCCTCCCCCCCCCC